AGTGCCGCCTGAGCGCCGGGAGTGGGAAGTGCGCAAAAATGGTTAAGACCTACCCCCGCCGCGCCCGGATCAACCCCGCATGGGGCCAGGGCATGAAAAACAAACCGCGCCGACCCAAGCCGGCCACGGTCCCCTATTCCGTCAATGAGCGGGAGTTCGGCTTATACGCTGACGACCTAAAGCTTCATAATCGGCAGCCAAAGGCTGCCGATTATGAAGTTGGTTTCGACCGCTTACTGGAAAACGACAACTATATCAGCAAGCTCAAAGCCGCCTCCTGTGCTCCCGACTTTGTGCTCATCAACCCGCGCACCCTGACCAGCATATTTTGTTCGCACTACCTGGCAACCAATGCCTACGCTCACGATGGCGCACCATCGCCGGACAGACCGCTCTATCGGGGTGTGCCGATCCGCTTCTCTGGTTGTGTGGAGTTCGGCGCACTCATCCCCGGCTATTGCTCACGCGAACGGGCGGCAAAGGCCGATCTGGTAAAAGTGCAGACCGAGACAGACCCAGACGATGAGGAGAACGACAATGACTGATAAAAAGGCACCCTGGCGCACAAATAGAGTTGGAGCCGGTCGAGGCGTAGGCCCGACCTATCTTCATCAGGTAGACTGAACATGGCCCGCACTTTCACTGGAGGCCGAACATGGCTCGACGCAAACGCTATGTCGGACGACCGACAGACCTGACCCCCGAGCTGTCAAAAACGATTATCGGCGGCTTCACCATTGGCGGACGGCCCGAAGCTCTGGCCGCTTCTGCCGGTATGAGCAGCCGCACGATCTATCGCTGGATCGCCCGAGGCCGCGCCTTGATTGACCTGGTGGATGACCTGGAGGACAGCGGCGCTGTGCCGACCCCGGAGCAAAAGCGGCACATTCAGCACGATCAAATCTACGCCGAGTTCTGTCAAGAGATGGACCAGAAGCTCGCCAATTTCGAGCTGAAATATGTCAATCAGGGGCTGTTCAACCTGGCCCAGGTCAAGAGCCGCCTGGGACTCGAGGCCATCCGCACCATCATTGACCGCGTGCTCAAGCTCCCCGCCGCGCCCAAGTCGCAATACATCAGCGGACCCAATGGCGGCCCGGTTGAGACGCGAGGCACAATCATCATCCCCGGCATGGTCGAGGCCCTGACCGACTCCGAGCTGGACGCTGGCATCGAGCGGCTGGAGTCGGTGCTGAAGGGCAAGTAAAATGAGCACCGCCGGCTCGGACAAGTCGCTGCGCTGCGTCGGCTGCCTGAAAATCCTGGATTGCTCGACCAAAGCCCGCACTCCTGCCTCGCTGGACGAAGGGCGGGCTCTTTGCCCGTTGTGCCTGTGGATCGTCGAGAGTGGATCGGACATACACCCATTGAAGACGCCAACGATAACAACGAGAAGAACGAGAACGAGGCCACCCGATGAGCACCGATCCTGACCTCATCGCCCTGGCCCTGCTCCGCGCGGAGAAGGGCCGGCGCGAGGACGCGATACGCACCGACTGGCGCGGCATTGGCTGCAAGTGGCACAGCGCCGAAGTGCCGTATGTGCCGCCTGTTCTCAACCCCGACGGCACGGTTGCCACCTGGTTCTGCCGCCACGCACGCCCGGATCAGTTGCTCCCCGATGGCAAATGGACCAAGTGGCTGTTATTGGCCGGTCGCGGCTTTGGCAAGACACGGGCGTTGGTAGAGGCCCTGCGGGAGTTGATTGACTCGGGCCGCTACCTGCGCCCGGCCCTATGGGGACGCACGACCGCCGATGTGCGCGACACCCTGATCCTGGGACAGAGCGGATTTATCAGTGTCTACCCTCTACACGAGAAGCCAGTCTATACCCCGTCGAACCGCTCTTTGATTTTCCCTAACGGCGTGCGCATGACCCTATACAGTGCCGAGGAGCCGGACATGGCCCGAGGCCCAGAGCACGATCTGGTCGGGGCCGATGAGTTGGCCGCCTGGAAGTCGCCCGAGGCAGCCTGGGACAACGCCATGCTCGGGCTGCGAATTGGCGTTGATCCGAAGGCCATTGTCGCCACCACCCCGCGCCCCATCGCGCTGATCAAGCGGTTATTGGCTGACCCCAACTGCCGCATGACCCGAGGAAGCACCTACGAGAACCTGCCTAACTTGGCTCCGGTGTTTGCTGAGGAAATCCTGGCCGCCTACAAGAACACCAGGCTCGAGCGACAAGAGTTGCTGGGCGAGGTGCTGGACGATGTGGAGGGCGCGTTCTGGACCACTGACACCCTGGACGCCTCGCGCTGGAAGTCGGAGCCGGAAAAGATACTCTGGACCCTCGACAACCTACCCGACCTGGTGGAGATCGTGGTCGCCGTTGACCCGGCCACCACTCACACCAAAACCAGCGACTCAACCGGAGTGGCGGTTATGGCGCGGGACGCCGCCGGGCACGCCTATGTGCTGGACGCCTTCGCCCTGAAACTCTCGCCGTCCGACTGGGCGCGAAAAGTCGTTCAGACCGTTGCCGACTGGGACGCCGACACTATCGTCATAGAGGACAACCAGGGCGGAGAAATGGTGGAGACTCTGATTCGTCAGGCTATGGACCTGCTCGGGGTGTCGTGCAAAGTGCGTCGCGTTCATAGCGCGGTCGACAAGGGCCTGCGTGCTGGCCCCACCGTTGGCCGTTATGATCAACTACGCATACACCACATCGGGCAATTGAAAGCCCTGGAAGAGCAAATGGTCGTCTTCCCGGTCGAAGAAAAAATTGGAGATGACATCGTTGACGCGCTTGTTCACGCCGACCGCTATCTCTTCCCCAAGCGGAGCCGGCGCCGACTCCGCCCAGTCTAATAGGAGAACCGATGAGCCTGCTCTCACGAGTTCAGTCCCGCTTGCCAGGGACGAATAGCAACAACGCCACTCCGGTAGTCAACCCCGAAAAGGGCATGATCACGCTGAGCCTCGACCCCAAGTCCGGCAAGGTGCGCGTCATCAAGCCGACCTCGAAAGGCGTATCTCAACCGGGTGTCGGCACCGCCAACGGCATGACCTTTGGCAACTACGGCAACTGGGGCCGCTTTTTCTTCTCGCAGTCCGGGCGCGACTACCGCGCCGATGTGGGGGACGGCTCGGCTAATTCTATCGTTACCGCCGTGGTGCGCTGGATTTCTCACAACTTCGCCCAATCGCCCTTGCTGGTGCTCCATAAGACCAAGGACTCGCCGAAGGGCGAGGTGGTCGAGGGCCATTCACTGACCGAGTTGTTCGAGGTGCCGAACCAGTTCTATGGTGGCGACCTGATGCTCCGGGCCGTGATTGCCAACCTGCTTGTTGACGGCAACGGCTATCTGATCAAGGTGCGCTCCGGCTCCGGTCGCGTGATCGAGCTATGGTGGGCTCCCTACACTATGATGGAACCGCACTGGCCCTATAACGATCCGAAAGTCTTCATCGACTACTACCTCTATTCGCCCGGAGGCCGTCGGATCGAGCTGCCACCGTCTGAGGTAATCCACTTCCGCTATGACCTGGACTCGACCAACATCCGCAAGGGCCGCTCACCGCTGAAGACGGCGCTGGGCGAAATCTACACCGACGAGGAAGCGCAGTCGTTTATCGCCGATGTGCTCAAAAACATGGGTATCCCCGGCGTCGTGATCATGCCAGATTCGAGCGCCGACGAGGACGAGACCAGCGACGAGGACCTGGAGGCCGTCAAGCAAGGATACATCGCCCGCTTCACCGGCCAGCATCGCGGCGAGCCGCTGGTCCTGCCGATGCCCGTGAAGATCGAAAAACTGTCGTTCTCGCCGTCGGATATGGACTTTGCCGCGATCCGCCACTTGCCAGAAGAGCGCATCAGCGCCGTCTTTGGCCTGCCGGCTATCGTGGCCGGCCTGGGCGCGGGATTGGATCGCTCAACCTTCGCCAACTACCAGGAGGCCCGATCAAGCGCCTGGGAAGACAACATCGTGCCGTTCCAGAAGGACATCGCCGCCGAGATCAAGAAACAGTTACTTATCGACTTCGAGGGCAAGGACCCGGCCTTTTTCTGCCGCTTCGACACCAGCGAAATTCCGGCCTTGGCCGACGACAAGGCCAAGCGGTTGACCACGCTCGACCTGGGTGTCAAGAGCGGATGGGCCAGCGTTGCCGATGTGCGCCGCGCCGCCGACCTGCCTGTTCGTCCCGGCGACGAGGTGTATCTGCGCGGCTTTGCCATGCAGGAAGTCCCCGCCGACAACGACTCATTGAGCGAGTATCCAACCGCCGATGAACCGCCGACGCCACCTGCTCCGCCTGCTCCGCCTACGACTCCGACGCCTGGAACCGAGCCACTGCCCGACGCCGGAGCTTCGCCTGTTGACACTGGAGCACCCGCTGACGCAGCCGCCGGTGGTGGCGAGGCTCCGAAGTCGCTTGTTCTCGCTCACAAGGCCGCACACAAGCCCACAGCGGCGGATAAAGCACGGGCCAAGCGCATGGCCGCCGGCAACCGGGTTGCCATTGCCAAGATTGCTCCGGCCACCGAGAAGGCCGTCCGCGCCTACTTCGGAGCCTTTGCCAAGCGCGTGAGCAAAGGGGCAAAAGCTTCTCGTATCCGCCTGGCCTACAAAGACGCCCTGATCCGCAAGGACGACGCCGCCTCCCGTATGGCCGCCGCCTTTGACGCGATTGACTGGAGTGAAGAGGAAGCGGAGCTGGAGGGCACCCTAACCGATGTTTATGGCGAGGTCGGTTCAGCCGCTTTTGCGAGTTTGTCCGACCATCTCGGCACGAGCATTGCCTGGGACACCAAGTCGCCCTTCGTCAAGAGCGTGCTCGGCAAGGTCGGCAACCGGGTTGTCGGCATCACCGACACCGACAAGGAGTTGCTACGCTCCGCTGTGGCCGACGCGGTAAACGGCACCACCTCTCCAAGTGATCTGTCGGCCCTGCTATCCTCAACGATTACGGGCTGGTCGGACTCACGCGCCGGGACTATCGCCCTGTCCGAGACTGCCAACGCCTACAACCTCTCGACCACTGCCGGTTATCGCGCTTCCGGCATGGTGGAAAACAACCTGGTCATGGACGGCGACGGTTGCGGCTGGACCGAGCATGACGACCCTGATGAAGCAGACGGCAGTGAGCGATCACTGGACGACTGCGATGAGTATCCCGA